TAGCTTTCTTGATGTCCTCTACTGGGTCCATCTTGTTTCTTAAGATATACTTTAGGGCATTCCCTCTGTAGTAGTCTACTCCATACTCATCAATGATGTCCCACACCTGACACTTCTTGCCTTTGTAGTGGTCACCTCCTACCTGTTTAGCTGCTGCCTTACTAGGATTATATCTCTCTAATGTTTCCTCATACTGTAACTCTTTATCTCTCATCATCTGTTCTTTTACTTTGCCCATTACCTCTCTCTCCTTTTATTTCTGTATGATAAAACCAATAGCTCTGTAGTAGGAAGTTACCTAGTACACCTATTAGTATTACTTTCTCTACCACTCTACACTATCCTCTAACATAAACTTATGTTCTTTAGGTAGCTCCTTGAATACTCTATAAGCTAACTCTCTTATCTCCCATAGTGCTGCCTTACTTGTTCTAAGTTTGAGGAAGTTCTGTAAGCTTCTCATATTAATAGTCCATACTAAGCTAGTCTTGTATGCCTCAGGTAACATATACTTAGCTACATCATTACTAGTACCTTCTTGTAGTACTTTAGATAGGTGGAATAGTTGTACCTTATTACTCTCATCTATGTACTTGTTACCTGTAGGTACTAAGAAGGTATGCATCATATCTCTGCCTGAGGCCTTTAATTCCTTTAGGGTATACCTAGTACTCTTAACTGACAAAGAGGCCATACGGTGTCTTGCAAGCTCTTGTAGGAGTGCTCTAGACACACCATCAATATCAAAGGTATAGTTAATATGTTCTAATGTACTAGAGTGTTTATACTTATTACCTACCCTATACATTCTCTCCTCATCTACCTCATCCTTCTGCTTTGACCAACACTTTCCTATTGCTTGGTCAGCTAAGGCTAGTGGTGTAGCATGTAGTAACTTAACAGTCACTTAGGATATCCTCAATCATCCCTTCAGGTCCTACAAATCCTTCTGGCTTTACTATCTTACCATCTTCATTCTTCTCTGTTGACTTAGTATTATTAGCTGCTGTTACTGCTAGTAAGATATCTTGTACCTTCTCAATGTCTCCATCACATAACTTAACTAGTCCTCCAATAGCTACTACTGCTGTGTCAGCTAAAGCATCTGCCTGCCCTACAATATCCCCTGAGATACCAGCCTCCATATACTCTTCTACTTCTTCATCAAGCATACTATACTCTAAACTAGGTGAGTATCTTAGGTTACTTCTTTCAATGTTCCACATACATACTTCTTCTACAAAATCTAATCTACCATCCATCATTATTTCTTTCTCCCTTTTTTCTTCTTATTATTTATCTTTTCTTTTAGCTCAATTATAATCTCATCCATCCCCTCTACCGTTAAGGGTGCTTTGATGCCATGTCTCTCTTTGAATAACTTAATTGCTTCAAAGGTTAACTCTGGGTTTGTCTCTTCCATACTAATGTATCTCCTTCCATGTTCTTCCTACTTGTGCTTCTGCCTCAATAGGTATCCTTACTCCTAGTACTTCACCTGCTCTAAGGGCTGCTTGCTCTAAGATTTTTGATACTTTTTCTGAGTCTTCTGGTGCTACTTCCCATGTTGTTTCATCATGTACAAAACTAATCTGTTTGTATATAATACCTTGTTCCTCTGCCATTTGTTTAGCTTCTATTAGCCACTGCTTTGCTATGTAACTCCCTAATGATTGTAGTACAACATTCATAGCTGAGTGGGGGGACCTAACAAATAATCTTCTACCTGTTATTCCCTTAAGCCATTTCTTCTTAGCTGCTTTCTTTATATCATTAGATAGTTGTTCATATCCTGGTGTACCTGCTAGGAAGTTAGCCTTTAGTCTCTTACCTTCTTTAGCCCCTCCCCCTACAATAGAACCTATTTTGGAGTCCCCTGCTCCGTAGATAGTGGCATAACAAAAAGTCTTGGCCTGGTCTCTAGTCTCTAGACCTGCTGCCTCTTGATTAGCTGTATGTATATCTCCTTGTAGTATAATATCTGCATATCTTCCTCCATCATAAGGGTACATAAAGTGGGCCATACACCTAAGCTCTACACCACTTAGGTCACATCCTACTAGTACCTTATCAGCAGGACAGGTGAATAAGTCCCTAGCTTCCTTACCTTTAAAAGCTCTTACACTAGGTACTTGACCAAGGTTAGGCCTTGAATGACTGCACCTCCCACTGACAGTTCCTAGTATATCTATACCACCATGTATCCTATGGGTGTCTTCTCTATATAGTCTCAACCATGCAGCAGGTCCTTCAGCAAGTTGGCCAAGTATCTTAGTAACCTCAAGGTAATGTAGTAGGGGTTGTGTAAATTCCTCCCCCTCGAACATCTCTTTAAGTGTCTCTGCATCTGTCTTAGGGTTTCCTTTGTCTGTTAGAAACCAAATCTGCTTACCCAGAACTGATTCAATCCAGTGTACCACATGCCTAGAGCTACCAGGATTAAAACTAGACAACTTAATAGGTTGATAAGGTCCACATGTAACAATACCCAGCCTACGGTATGTTCTCTTTGGTATCTTAACCTTGCCTTCAGGGAGATAGGTAGGTGTGAATACCTTATGTAACTCTCTCTCTGCTTCTTCCTTTTCTTTAGTAAGCTCCACATGTAACTCTTCTCCTTTCTTTTTATCAAAGTAAAACCCATCTACATACTGTGTAGCTACTATCTCTTGGACTGCAGATTCAATCTCCAACGTTTCCTTAGGCATCCAGATTGTTTTTCTCTTAAGATGTGAATAGAGTTTAGCTGTGACTTTAACATCTTGCTTGTTGTATACCAACATCTCTTCTGTAAATTTAGACCAATCATCATAAGTTCCTTTCTTCTCTCCTAGTCTCTCACCATACGCATCAAGTGAATGGGACCAACTCTTATCCTTAGCATAGTATGCCAGCTTAGCTAGGAGTAATGTATCTATTACAGTACCAGTATACTTATAACCAAATAGTTTTTCTAGTACCTTAAGGTCATAGGCAATTCCATTATGCATAATTAATTCTGAACTCTCATCAAGATTTTTGAGTAATTTCTTCATTTCATGTTGCCTATATTCTACATATTTCTTTGTATCTAAATCATAAGTTACAGCACACCATACTACTGTTACATCCAGTAGAAGTCCATCTGTCTCTAAGTCCATAACAAGCCTACTCATTACAATAATGCTCAATTCTATGGCAAGTAGCACACAATAGTATACACTTATCTACTTCATCCTTAATATCTTCCCAAGGTTTATAGGAATAATGAGAGATTGTAAACTCTTTTTCTCTCATATCTAGGTGATGTAGGTCAAAGGCTGCCCAACACTTATGAGAATACCCACATTCTTCACAGACAAACTGGCCAAAATGCTGTTTAAACTCTTCTCTTCTAGTGCTCCTCTTTTTTGCTGAGTGTTCCCTTCCTTTTCTATTTATCTCCTCTTTATTTGCTATATAGTACTTCTTATCCCCCTCTTTTCTACACTCCTTACAGTCACTTCTTAGTCCATCATATGTATCTTTCTTTTTATGATAACTAGAAATCTCTTTCTCCTTCTTGCATATCCTGCATACTTTCGTCTCCAAATTCTTCTATCTCCTTTGGTAATAATCTTCCTATATCTGGGAAGTACTCAGCAGTACTAAGTATTCCAACCTTCTCTCCTTCTTCTCTATCTTTTAAACATCTTAGTACTCTTTCATTAGAGTGTGCTTCATCTTGTTGATTCCCTTCTAATCCTATCACTTTATCACTCAACTGTGCAATAGAACCTGACCCCCTAAGATGGGAGAGACTAACTTGCTCGCCATCTTCATGTCCCTTAGCTCCAGGCAATCTCTTTAGGTGGCTTACTAGTATTAAAGCTACTCCTGTTTCCTCTACAAAACTTCTTAACCTAGTCATAATAATATCAATAGTTCTACGTTCATTATCTCCCATATCTTCCATACCGCTAATTAAAATAGATATATGGTCAAGGATAATAACTTGGCATCCTCCTCCAACAGCTAAGTATCTAAGTTTATTAAGTAAATCATCACTATCTAAGGAACCAAAATGGTTGTATAGAAATAACTTACCAGGTTCTACTACTTTTTTATAGGCTGTTTTAATTTTTTCTATGTTTTTAGGTTCTTCTTTGAACTCTTTCCATTTACTTTTAGCCACAATACTGTCATTAAGTTCTATCCCTAAGTAAGCCCTAACACTTACACTATTGTTCTCTTCTAGTGCTACATGTCCTATACTTAACCCACTCTCTACTAATAAATGATGCCCAATCTCCTTAGTTATAGTACTCTTACCCATACCTGACCCAGAAACAAAGGTAGTAATAGCTCCTCTTGAGATGGTTACCCCTCCAAATGTAGTATCATACACCTCATTAGAGCCTTTATCCTCCATGAAACCATCAAATCCACCCTCATTAGCATTAACTATACCACTTGGAGTGTATTTTCTAGTCTCATAGTAGGCTTTTAGTACACCTGCCTTACCTGCCTTAGTAAGAATCTCATTGGCATCCTTGTATTCACCTGCTTGTACAGTATATACTCTGCCTGGAGGAAAAAGACTGCTCACTTCTTGTACTGCTTTAATACCATGTTCATCTGCATCAAACCATAATACTACCTCATCAAAGGTATTTAGGTATTCCATATGCTTAGTTAAGTCTTTCTTAGCTGCTTGGGCTCCATTACTAATAGATATTACAGGATACTTACCCCCTAATGCCTCAGCAATAGATAAACAATCAAGTTCTCCTTCAGTAATAGTAATTCTCTTACCTCCAGACCTCCATAAGTGCATACCAAATGGTACTGCTTCCTTAGTCTTACCTTTCCAACTGAATGTCTTGTCCTTGTACCTACTCTTTTGAGCTACTACTACACCATCTTTATTATACATATTAGCTACATGTTCACCTGTTGTGCCTCTAAAGTAGCTAAATTGCTTAAATACCTCAGGACTAATGCCCCTAATCTTACTCGTTATCTCTTCTGTACCACTTAGGGTCTCATTTTTAAACTGTTCTTTAGACACTGAATTGTCTCCCTCATCCCCTTTATAGGTTTTCTCACACACAAAGCAATGAATGAGTCCAGTATCTTCATAATACTGAGCCCCATCACTACTCCCACACATCTTACACTCTCTATCAGCCATCTGTAATGTTCTCTTCAACTTCTTTGACCTGTACCCATACAAATCCCTTAGCATCAGGGTCCATACCACCATATTTATAAGTAACTTTCTGTAAATACTCATAATTATCATCTTCTGCATGTCCTAACTCAACAAAGGCATCACAAAAGTTCTTATCAATCACACTACATACATTATTAATATCTCTCTTAAGCTTATTAGGTAGGTACAAAATATAGGTAACTTCCCAATACTTATAGAATACATCAGGCAATAGAGGTTCTATTATCCTTTTGTATTCCTTTTTGATGTTATTATTAATGTGATGGTGGTTATTTCTGAATAAGTTGAGGTTTAGGAAGTATTTTCTCTTCTTTTTCACTCCAATTTCAACAGATATAGGTAATTTAATACTAAATCCTCCCATTCTTAACTCTCCCTCCAATTTTTAGTCTATTTCTCGAAACCAGAGACACATAAAGTGTCCTGTCACATGTTCCAGAGACCTAGAAGCCTAAAGTAATACCTACTCCTACACCATCATAACCACCTGAAGCTTTATAAGCCTTGATGTTGTACCCAATAGTCTGGATAGTATCTTCTGTACCACCAATACGTTCAGCATACATAAGACCTACTGCACCTGCCCATTCACCTCTAGTTGGAGAAACACCTGCCCCTACTGACCAACCATCATGGTCTGGGTTAAGCTCTACTGATGCTAATGCTGTTGAAGCTGCACGTTGTTGCTTAAGTTGTGTGTATAAGTCACTAGTATTAGCATTACGCCCATTGATACCATCAGTACCATCTACTCCATCAGTACCATTAGTACCAATACCATCATTACCTTGTTCACCTTGAATACCTTGTTCACCTTGAATACCTTGTTCACCTTGTGGGCCTTGTGGTCCTTGGAATGGGTTCTTACGAGCCTCTGCTACACCTGCTAACATCATTAATGCTGCTGCACTTAATAGAATTTTCTTCATCTTATATCTCCTTATTATTATTTATATCAATACACATCACAGTGTACACATAGCATATAGTATACTATAGTAGGTATGGCACTTAGAAGTCCTCTCCATCAGCAGTAGCCTCACCTTTGATGGCATCACCTGACTCATCACCAAACCCTGCATCCTTCCCAGCGTACTCATTTAAAGTAATTACTTGTACTGCATAAAATTTAAAGCTAATACCTACCATCTTAGTAGATGCCATGTAATAAGGGGCTACTCTGTACTTAATTTTTACTACTGAACCATTA